GCGCTTCAAGATGGTTCTATGTATTCATGTGCTGTTAAATAGTTTTAGCGATTGCTCGCAAGGCGATTGCCGTTTTGATGTATTTAATTATAGGTATGCCGATATTACAAGTCAAGTTTAATATCGGTAAATAAAGGTAAATTAATAAAAAGATATTTATATGCCTTTATTTAGACACAAAAAAACCGCCAGCTAGGGCGGTTTGGTGATAAAGTAATGTGAAATTAATTGTTAAAGGTGAGTGTTATGAGTAGCGAAAACTTAATTCGTAATGATCTAATAATTCCAGCGGGTACTACAATCAAGTTTAAAGGCATGCCATTTGTTTTAATGACTGATACTGAGGTTCAAGGTTTAGAGGTAAATCTTGAATACGCCAAGAACTACGAGAGCCTTCCCAAAACAGGCGGAAATCCCTTAAGCTCTTCTCATCCAGTTAGCTGCCTCAATGGGCATATTGCTCCAAGCTAAATCCCTCATATCAACTTTAGCTACAAACAAAACGTCATCGTGGTCGAGATAGGAGGTTAAAAAATCTCTTACCTGAGCAGATGTTTTATTTGTAGCTATTATCCACTGAGACTCAGTAGGTCTAACCCATACATTATTGCAAAGTAGGATTATTCCATTCTTAATTTTCGTGTAATCCTTAACCCTTATTAAATCGTAGGTTATTGAGTAAAAATTCATAAACTCTCCTTTTTAGCCAGTCTCAAGCGTGCTGGCGGGTACGCTATTCCTTAGTTGAATCTACGTCTTCATTCTTCTTATGATTCTTTATTGGAAAGTTATTCATGTTATAGACTGGAATCATGACAATATCGCCAAAATCCTTAGCTATTAATTTAACCTCATCAACGGACAGGTTTATAGGTTCGTTGTTTTGGGCTGCTAGTTTTATTTTAGCCATTAGCTTGTTTGTTGGTAATTCACTGTTGTCCATGGTACTAACTCCCTAATTCTTAGTATTCAACATATTTACCTACGACTTTACCCACGAGATTGCAGTCACCCATTGGCAGCATTTTTTGTTCATGCCAATTGGGATTGAGCGGTCTTAAATACATATCTTCCGATGTTTCACCAAGCACCAGCTGCTTAAACGTTGCTTCTGTATCGTCGTTGCACTGAACTATCACAAGATCATTGTTTTTTAGGGCAAACAACCCAGTTTGAGGCTCAACGTAAATAATGTCATCTGGATCAAACTTAGGCAGCATACTCTCGCCTCGTACAATTAAAGCAAAGCCATTTTTTGATAGGTTTTTCGGTCTTGACACCTTACCTATAGCATCATCAAAAGTAACCGCTTCAACGTTAGACCAACTGCCAGCCGCTACCCAACTAAGGATAGGCACCTCGTCTGAAACATCCGCCATAGGTGCGTTTACCGTACCTTTCGGCGCAATACTGCTATCTCTAGCACCGCCATTCTCAATATCTTTTATTTTTTTCATCAACTCGGATTGGCTTGGCTTAGTTAGCATTTCGCCATCACCGGTAGCCAACCACACTGGGTCAACTTGGAACAATGTTGCCAGCTCTATTAACTTGGTAGAGCTTTTGCTTTCACCTCTTTCTAATTCACTATAACTAGATTGTTTAAGGCCTTTGATTCGGCTTTCAATTTCTTTTTGAGTGAGGCCGGCGTACTTACGAGCCTTCTTAAGCCTGTCTTTTAGTTCCATAAAACCCTCCAGTTTAAACCTATCCTATTTTATAGGCGTTCCTATACTTGCGCAAACAGGCATGCCGTTATTAAGTATTGACTAAATAAAGGCTTACCTTTATTATTGAATAAATAAATAAAGGTATCCGACTATGAACTCACAACCTAAAGAGAAATTCGAGCCAGTTGTTCGCTTGATCGAATACTTCGGCGGTCAAATACCAACTGCTAACGCCCTAAAGGTTAAGCAGGGCACAGTAAGCGGTTGGTTAAATTGCGTCCATGGCGTTAACAGCTTTAATGCGATGCGCGCAGAGGCTGTCACCAAAGGAGCAATTAAGGCTAACGAGTTATGTCCCAAGCTAGCAGAAATCAATGATCAAGCAGAGCAAGCCGAACACGCTTAACCACTACTACTACGGAGTTAAACCATGTCCACAAATCAATTATCGCCCGAAAGAGTGCAACGGTCACGCAATATGCAATCAGACATCTTGCACGCAGTTGCAGAGACTAGGCAGGTAAATGTCGCTAAATGCCTTGGCGTAGAGTCAAGCACCGTCGGTCGCTGGCTAGATGCGAAAAACCCAGAAAGCCAAGTTGTGCGCTTTTGCGACATGCTCGCGCTTTGCGGCCTAAAGGTCGTGCCAGCCAATGCCAAGTGCTATGACGCGGCAAAAATCGAAATACTGTTTCGTATATCAAAGGACCATTTCCAGCGTTTAGACGCGGTTGATGACTTCTTTCAAAACGACGCTGGCATGTATGACGCAAGTGACGACGTACGCTATAGCCGAGGAACTGGTTTATCAGGCTTGAATACTAATTCAAAAAATGTACTTGGGTTACTCATGCGCTGCATAGAAGCTTGCAAGAGCCTGGTAGCTCCTAAGAACGATGTCAGACCGACACTGCTAGTCGCAAGATTGAATATTGAAAACGAGATAAAGCAAGAACGCCAAGACATCGTGGCTGACGATGCCGCGTTTTGGAAAGCGTCGTACATATTGGTTCACGTAGCAGCCGTATTAATTGTGCTGACAACGTTATACAGAATGTGGGGGCAGTAATGTTAAGAGAGCAGGTATTTTCAGATATTAGCAATTATCCAAAACCAGTTAATCCCGACTGGCAATCAGCGGTAGCTGAATACTTAGAAGAAGTGGGCGCAACTGACCTTGATGCGCCAGACGCACCAAAGCGCAAAATTCAACGTACTAACGATCAGCTATTTGTAGCTCTCCAAGGACAGAAACGCAGAGAAGCAGAGGCAAGAGCGCAAGCTGAGTACCGTGAGGCGCAGGCACGTTTGGCGGATGGTACTGCTATTTATCGTCAAAAAAGAGAGCGCACGCCAGTGCTATCTAAAGCGGTTAAAAGCAAAACAGTCAGACCAGCAGCAGCGCCAAAGCGCAAGTACGCAAAACGCAATAGCAGTAAAGCGGCGTTTGATGAAGCGGCAGCAATCGAAAGACGTATGGCTATGATAAGTACGCTTAAATCAGGTGGCAAGATTGAGCAGATACCGCAAAAGCAATGCAAAGGTGGTTATGCAGAGTATCAAACGCAGTACACAGATATTCGCTGGATTACTAGAGTAAAAGGACTTGTTATTGCTCGCATACAGCGCGTCAGAAGCAACACCTCTTACTTTGTCTTAGATGACTTTGAGCGCTATGAATTGCCAGAGCCTATCAGCGGCTATGCTGAAGAAAAGCAAAAAATGCTTACTGCATTGCTTAGCAAGAAGCTTGTGCTGGCAAGTGATATCGATAGCAGCGTCAAGGTTGCAGCGCGAACGATTACAGCATTGGCTGAAATACACGACTTAGATATTTATACCGTGTTTGAAAGTCGTTCGGTGTACGGCTGGATATTCATGATGGACGAAGAAAAGCGCAAAGCTAAGCTCAAAGAAGTGGGCGATTTATTGCAAGCGCTGGATTTTTTGGCAGAACAAAAGGCGAAAGCTGAGCAATAAAAAACGCTCATCAGCTGTAACTGAGAGCGTTTCAATAAACTTAACTGGAGTGTCACAACATGAATATCAGTAGCGCAATTACCAAAAATTCAAGCAGTAACAAAGGAGATTATGCCATGCAATTCCCAACTATTCAAGAAAATACTGATTTACAGCAAGCGGTAGACGCTAAAGACCTTCATCAAGCATTGGGCTTGCACCCTGCTAAATGGTCAGAGTGGAGCAAAAACAATATAGCGAATAACCCGTTTGCGCTGGAGGGCATAGACTACGGGGTTTACAACCCTGAGTTGAATACCCAAGGTGGTAGACCGACCACAAATTACTACCTATCTATCGATTTTGCTAAAAAATTAGCCATGCAAGTACGCACCAAAAAGGGCGAAGAGATCAGAGATTACTTTTTAGATTGCGAGCGCAAAGTAGTAAGCGCCAGCAACCCGGTCATGCCAGCACTGCCTAACTTTACCAATCCAGCAGACGCAGCGATTGCATGGGCAGAAGAATATAAAGCTAAAGAGGCGGCACAAGCTCAGGTCATCGAGCTACAGCCGAAAGCAGATGCCTTAGATACGCTCAGTCACGCTAAAGGTGCGCTTGGCATACGTGAGACAGCAATCACGGTTGGCATACCAGAGCGCAAGTTTATAGCCCGTTGTACCGATGAAAATAAGCCAGTGACATCGAGATTCATGTACCGCGATGATAAAGGCAAGTTAAGGGCTTACTCGCACCGTATCAAACAGGGCTTTATGACTCAGAAAATTACGAGCTATGCAGGCAAGAACGGCCAAGACCTTGTGACAGTGCAAGTTAAGTTTACCGCAGCAGGTGTGGCGCATATCGCAAAGATGATGCAGAACAAGCCAGCTAAGCAACTGAGGGTTATGTAATGAGATACACGCATAGCATTAACGCCGTCAAATGTCTTGAGTGGGATATAAACCTTGCTCAAGGGGCTTTAATCGACTTGATAAACCAAGCTAGCAGCTGGGCAAAACCTCATGTTATTGGCGATGAAGTTTATTACTGGATATCGCGCAATAAGATTATTGATGAAATTCCAGTTGCTTACTCAAAGGCTGATACGGTTTATCGGTCAATTAAGTCACTGGCTGAAAAAGGCATTATTAATCATGTCAAAAGTGGCAAACGTGACCTTATCAACTTAACCGAAAAAGGTAAAAGCTGGAACGTAAAAGGGACTGATATCGGTGATGCAAAACTCGGAAATAAATCCGAGTTAGTAGAAAAGTCGGAAATAAATCCGAGTGAAGTCGGAAATAAATCCGAAAAAACACCCAAAAACTCGGAAATATCTCCGACAGATAAGAATACTAATTATAAGAGTATTAATGATAAGAAAGAAAAGCCTCAAACCAGCAGCAAGAAAGAAGATGTTTTTAAACCAGTAAAGCCAGAGCAAGTATCAGACCAAACTTGGAACGACTTACTAGCACTTAGAAAAAAGAAACGGGCAGTAGAGTCTCAAACAGCTTGGACACGGATTAATAATTCGATTGAACGAGCACAGCAGGCAACTGGTCACACCTTAGAAAACATCTTTAGTTATTGGGTAATGAGAGCTTGGGCTGGATTCGATGAAAAGTGGTACATCAATGCACACCCACAGCCAACAAACACTTTTCAGGGGAACACTCATGCAGCACATCAACCAGCTAACAGCCAACCTAAATCAAAAGCGGATAGATACCGCGACATGCTTAACCAGCAGCACGCAGAACGCAACGGACACTACCAGCCAGCCGAGCGATCCGTTAATTAGCTCAATAGCTAACATGTTCGTTGACTGGCAAATATTGTACGACAACAAAATGAAGCAAGAAGACTGGGGCCTAGAGACTATCGAGAAGTGGGCACGAATATTAACCAAGTTGCAGATAACCAAGTCAGAGTTCGATAGAGCAGAGGCAGCAGCAGAGTTACTAGGCGGATGGCCTATCACTCACCCGGTTGACTTCTTAGCGCTGGCAAGAACCAAGCAAAGCCAATACCCCACAGCCAACGACGCTTTTACCATAGCTTGTACCAATTGCGGCATGAAGGGTGACATAGAACGCGACTGGAAGCATGAAGTGGTTTATGAGACA